CTTGGTGTACCTGTCTCATCAGAATTAAGTGTGATAATATTGTCACCAATGTTTACAGTGTTAGAGTTTACTGTAGTAGTCGTACCATTTACTGTTAAGTTACCACCTACAATAACATCATCAAATGTTACGTCTTGGTTTGTAGCTAAGGAGATAACACCTGTAGAGCTATTGTAGCTGATGTTACCTGTAGCAGATATAGCGTTTCTAGCTCTGGCTGTAGTGTGATACAGATTAGATGAGCCTTCTGCTATAGTATCTGTATTACCCTGTGTAAAGCTCATGACACCAGAAGTACTGTTGTAGCTTAAACTTCCTGTAGCTGAGATAGCACCTCTAGCTCTAGCAGTTGTGTGGTATAGGTTGCTAGAACCCTCTGTAATATCGTCTGTGTCGTGGTTAGCTACACTTGAGACTGTACCTGTTACGTTACCCGTTAGAGCGCCTATAAAGCCTCCTGTGGACGATACAGTGCCACCTACAACAATGTTACCAGAGTTAAGAGTAACGTTAGCTGAAGCTATGGTTGTGTTGCCTGTTATAGCAAGAGTACCGCCTACTGTAGTATTACCTGTCACTGCTAGTGTACCCAGCGCTGAAGTAGCTGCACCATTTAAGCGTAAAGCTTCTACATTACCTGAAAAGATAGATAACTGATTAGAGTTATTGGTTAGTTTACCAAAGCTAACACCACCATCCTTAAGTAATACATCTCCACCATCTGTATCTAGTGTAATATCACCTACTACATCTAAAGTTAAATCCCCATTAGATACAGTGTAAGTGTTATCTACAATAGTAGTATAACCATTTACACCTATGTTAGCTGTATCTGTATACAAAATACCATCAAAGAAACCATCCTTGAATTGAGCTGCACTAGATCCTAAGTCAATAATGTTATTAGCTTTAGGTAAGAGTGTTGATGTTCCTACAATAATATCCTGACCTGGACCTACTTTAGTTACAGGTGCGCCTTGTCCTGCTGATCCGTCATGAGCGTGACCAGAGGATGCGTTAAATGCGCTTTCTACAGCGTTAAACTCTCCGTCTAAATCGTCTGCGTCAATAACGCTACCGTTAGCGATGTTGTTAGCCGTATCTTGGCGTGTATAACCTGCCATAAGAGTTATCCTTTATTGTCTATCATTCTGTGTAAACTCAAGAAGTGCTGTATCTAGAGTAAATGCTGGGTTAGTTGTATTGTCTTCTATACGTATTGATATAGTCTTACCTGATCCTATAATCTGGTTCTGATAAACTTTATCTAGTTCACCACCAAATATAGCTGTGCCGTACAAGGAAGTAACTGCTCCATATATAGCCGCAAAGACACCTGTACTTGTAATGGTGGTTGCTGCAGGTTGTATTAAGTTCTGGTTGTTAGAGCGAGTAAAGTCATACTTTAGTGATAAGTCTATGTTGAATGCGCCTTTAGGGTCAATGTATGTAGTTAGCTTATAAAAAGTTTTACGTATCTGTGGATCTGATATAGGCATATAAGGTGATTCATATATAGCTTCTATGTTATCTCCATCAAAGGTATAACCTGTCTCCATCTTATATACGTAACCATCTTCATTACCAAATATAATAGTCTCTGAATACTCTGTATACTTAGAGTCTGCTACAAATGCTTTTATACCTGCTGTCTCACCCCATGCTAAGTTAGCTGCACCTTGGTTAGAGAACTTAGTTACGAGTAATCCACGAGCAACTTTCTTTTGTTCTGACTGTGTATAGCCAAAGATACGATATTGTGCTTTCTCACGTATAACAATAGAGCAGAAGTTAGATGTACTTTGAGCAAAGTTATATACGTCATCAGCTATTGGGTCAGAAGCAACTTCAAGTGAGAAGTCACCAATTCTATCTGTAGCACCTAAGAGTCTAATACCATCAGGAGACATATACATAATGTCACCACCAACCTCTTGTATCGTATCAGGGTCTAAACAACCAATACCTTCTGTAATAGGGTTTAACTGGAAGTCAGCTAAAGTTGTACCAGAGAGACGTTGTATGTTGTTTCTACTGAATATGATAAGCTGATCACGGAAAGCAATAAGGCCAGTAATATCATGGCTTACATTTATAACACCACCACCATTAGCGGCACTAAAGTCACCTGAGTCTGAAGGTGCTGAGAAGTATAAGTTAGAACCCTTAGAGAAGAACACTGTAGTCTTAAACACTGCTACCTGTTCTGCACCCTGTAAGTCTGATAGAGAAGAGATAAACGATAGACTATTAGCTGTATCATTAAACAGCGCTGGGTAGTTAGAACCGTCTACCATTATAATGAAGTCACCTGCTCCAAAGTTATACTCAGCACTACGGATCTTACCGCCTAAAAGTGCTGCCTTACCTAGTGAAGACCAAGTACCACCAGAAGATCTATGGTATTCAGTTTTAGGTGTAGAAGCTCCATCACTTCTAGCCGCTATATACTCCCCAATGTTAGCTACTTTAACACCTAGTACACGGCCTGTTCCTGGTACAATGCTGTTTGTTGCTTTTATATAGCCTAATACTTTACTGTAACCGCCTGATCTAGCTGGTTCAAAGTTCTGCAGTATAGTAGCAGAACCAACAGCATTAGCACCCTGTTGTAGAGGGCTGAGATTAGAGATGAGGCCACCCTTAAACTCAATAGGAAATGTCTGCCAATTAGTAGCCATCAGTAATGAACTCGTCTATCTCTTAGGTATTCTGTACGGTTAATGTTTAAGGATCTCATACTTTTAATGCCGTCCTTAAACTTGCCTTGCGATAGCTGTGCAGATTGAGTGTCACCTCTAAATACATAAGCATAATACATAGCGCCATCTACTATTATATGTCTGTATGACTCTGGTATAGAAGCAACGTCTGATGCCTTCTCCATATCAACACCATTAGTGTAATACTCATATATTACTTCATAGGCTTTATCTGGGGATGGTACAAACAGTAATTCTCTACTTGGCGCACGTACAACATACTGTGGTACACTTCTTACATCTGAGCTAGAGTTATACTCTACATCTGCGTGTTTGTCAAGATATTCTTCATAATTCAACACTTTAAGACGTTTAGTATCTACGTTAAGAGTATCATCACGTTTTAACCTAAAGCTATTCATATTAATAGTCTTACTGTCGTAAGGCATACTGTAACGTACCTCACCTGCAGTTAGAACTTCTGTCTCTTCTGCGTGATTCCAAGGCCACTCAAATTCTTCTTGGTGTATATGTCTTATAGAAGCATTAACAGCATCTTTGGTAAGGTTGTAATAACCCTGTGCTGTAGCAAAGTTAGATGTAGTCAGTTCTACTTCGTTAAGTCTTCTGTTAACATCATTAACTAACCCGATAAAGTCATAGGCCATTCTTATTTCTCCTTAACACGTACAAATACTGAACGCTCATATTGTAAGCCTTCTACTGTAGTGATTTTACATGTAACTTTGTATCTAACGTTATTAGTGCCAAGAGATAAACGTATTGTTGCTACGGTGAGTGTATTAGTCTTTTGTACCATCTGTAGATTATTAACAACTTCACCTGCATCTATCAGGGTCTTAGTACCGTCAGAGTCATCTATAAACCATGAAACACCTGATATAGTATCATCACCCAAAAAGCGTGACCAATCAATACTATAATCTAATACTTCGTCTTTATCTTTATCAGGCCATTTATATGACATTCGTATATTCCTTATGCTGCAATACGTACAACTCTATCTGTATTAGTCGCTTCAATTAGTACTGTTCTATTTCTTGGATCTGCAGGTATATTAATAGTATACCCCTGATTAGTTGGTGCTATAAATACAACACGTCTTCTGTCGAAGCTTGCTTTAAGACTTTCATAGTCAAACTGTTGTGTTGCTACAGTTAAGCTACCAGAGAATATGTTTAGTGGTACGCCTACTACTTCTAGTATAACCTGTGTAGATACATTAAGTGTACCAATAGCTATGCTAGATGAAACACCTACAGGTAAAACAAGAGCCTTAGCTTGTATATTTGACCCTGTTCCTACAGTAGCTGTAAGCGCTGGGCTAGTGATGCTTGTGTTAGCATCTGCCAATACTGTAGTTGTACCTAGATTAGCCTGAGAGTCAACCCCTGAAGGTGCAACATTAGCATTTGCAACAACTATTGTAGTACCTAAAGAAGATGTAGCAGATGTAGACTCACTAAGTGTAACACTCTTGGCAGTGACGACTACAGAGCCGATGCTAATAGTATTTGATGAACCTGTCAAGCTAAAGTTAGCATGAGCTACTACATTAATACTTCCTACACTACTTGTAGCAGGTACACTCTGTGCAATAAGACGTGTCTCTAATGTTGTAGAGAATGGTCCTGATGCAAAGGGAGAGATACCAAAGAACATGTTTTATCCTATTAAGTTTTCATAATATAAGCTAATGCCATGTAGGCTGGTTTGTTATCAAATGCAGAGCCAGAACCTGTAGAGCCTGTTGTACCTGAGATAGTGTGCGAGTGGTTTCCGTTAGCATTAATAGTTAGTGTGTGAGTATGCGCACCTGCAGAATTAGTAGTTAAAGTACCACCACGTCCATAACCTGCTTGGTTTCCTTGATTACCACTATTTTGTGGGTAAGCCAAACTACCTATAGATGATATAGTATGCGTGTGCGCACCAGCACTAGCAGTAGATCCAGTGTGAGCGTGACTACCTGTAGTATTGGTTGTACCAGAGAAACTGTGAGTGTGGCTTGGTATGTTGCCTGTAGCTAGAGTAACACTATCTTGGCCTCCAGTACTTAATTCATTAGATGTTGTTGCACCTCTAATAAACTTATTAGTTAGATTAGGTGTTCCGTTTGTACCGTCACACAAAGCCCAGCCAGAGGGTATTGCTGAAGTCTGTCCAGACCACATAACAATAACACCTTGAGGCACACCTTCAATTCCTGTTAAGTTTGCACCACTGCCTGTGAAGGATGTTGCAGATACTGTGCCTGTAACAGTAACACCTGTACTAGTTGTTCTTAAACGTTCAGCATTGTTTTCATAGAGTTTAACAAAACTTCTTGTACCACTATAGTCTTGAACCATAGTTGTTTCGTTTACCCCATCTGAACCTTCGCCTTGGAAGAATACGTCGCCACCAGCATGAGCCAAGTTTCTGAAGTAAGTATCTGTGCCATTGAAGCTTATACGGTAATCTGAACCGGCACCAAAGTATAAATAGTCATTGTCACCTAGTTTAGTGTAGTTATTTCCCCATTCTTGCACTTCTGAGCCAGCACAAACTACTCTGAACTGGTCATTTTGATGAAACTGCAAATAGGTATTAGTATCGCCACTGTGACGAATTGCATTTGTACCTGTAATATCTATGTTACCAGTTACAGTACCACCAGCTTTTGGTAAAGCGGCGTTAGCTGTGTTGGTTGTGTTAGTTAGCGTTCCATTTCTTGCGGCTATGTCTACACCATCTACTGTACCTGATAAGACTATATTAC